GGTCTCCGTGGGCGTGTATACCTCTTTTGGATAGTATCTTCCACCGCTGGGTAATTTAATGTATATGGCCGGTTGCCTGTAGTACTTCTGTAGAGGGTTAGTATTTTCCATGTTTTTTGTATCCATAAATATACACTAAAAGCGTATAGGTGTCAATATTTATATGCGTATAAAAAGACGAGAAATAAAACCGTATGGACAGAGAATTAGAGCAACAACTGGAAGCACTGCAAAAGAACTTGGCGGGCCTGGCCAAGACGCTTGGTAGTTCCAGCAAGACCCTGCTCAAGAATGCCAAGGACGGGGAGACTTTCAACAGGACACAGAAGGTGGTAAACAAATCACTGCAAGATTACCAGAAGAAGAACAAGAGATTCGTTTTTGGTATGGAGAGTTTCGGCGAGGCCATAGACGCCGCCAAACAGGACGTCAAGGAATTCAAGATGAATCTCAAAGGTATCCCATCGCCGATAGGACTTTTGATCAAAGGACTCAAAGTATTAAAGGATGCCACGATAGGTGTTGGTGTGGCGATGATCAAAACAGCACTGGCCCTGTCTGACACAACTAAGAGTTTCAAAGGATTAGAAGACGTTGTGGACGTTGGCATTGGTGAATTGTCAGTATTTGGAAAAGTAGCCAAAGAATTGGCCAAGGATATCGATGCAAACGTGGGCGTGTTCAGGCAGTTGGCAATGACAGGAGCATCATTTGGATCATCAATCGTTACCTTGCGTAAGGCACAGGAAGAGGCACAGATGCCTTTGGCAAAATTCACGGACCTCATACAACAAAACAGCGGAACATTGGCAAAATTATTTGGTACGGTAGACCAAGGTGTGCCACAGATAACAGGATTCATGAAGTCTCTCAGGGACATGACCATGGACGAGTTCGCAAAATTTGGTCTTACACTAGATGAGACCTCAACATTCTTAGGCACTTTCCTCGAATTGGAGAGAGCAAGGGGTAACACAACAAAGATGACGCAGGACCAACTGTTGGCGGGCACCAGGGCATACACCAAAGACCTAATAATATTAGGCAAACTAACAGGAAAGACTGTTGATGAACTAAATGAACAGAACATGGCCATGGCGGCGGATGGTGTGTTCCAATCACAACTTACCAAGATGAATGCGGAGGACGCCAAGACACTGTCATTGGGGATAGGCGCATTGCCGGGGCCTTTACAACAACTGGCCAAGGAGGTGATAGGACTTGGACAACCGATCAGTGAAACCAGCCAGGATCTAACAGCACTTTCGGGCGGGGCATTCAATGAAGCCATCAAACAGTTCCAGAACACCGGAGACCTGGTGGCATTCCAGAACGCGATCAAGACCATCTCCGCTGACGTGATGAAGAACGGTGAGGCGTTCGGTGACGCATCTTTAGCCGGTGGCAGGTTCGGTGAGGCGTTGAACGCTGTGGCGGCATCAATCGGAACCGCAGTTGACGAAGCGGACATAACGGGAGAACTTGAAGCGGCAGGAGACAACATAGCCAAGGTGGTTAACTTGACGACTGGCGAGATAGACAAAACCAAGCAGGCATTAGAGACCGCTAGATTCAAAGCACTTAATCCATTCATATTCTCAGGTGAGAAGGCAGGCAAGGGCATAGACAGACTGGCCGGACTGCTGGAAACAGCGAGAGTCGAAGGCATAGAAAAGATAGGGAACCAGATGGAAAAGATAGGAAAGTTCTTGATGGGTGATGACTTCGATGAGACAGGCGATAAGAAAGGTGACAAAGAACCCAACGCTTTCATAAAATGGTTGAATAAAACCTTTTCGGGATTCGGTGGCGGCGGTGACTACGGAGGCGGCATTGGTGATTACATGGATTTCAACAAAGGATCTAACGGATTCCGGGACTTCGGTGACGGCACACCTGCCATGTTGCATGGCGTGGAGGCAGTGGTACCCAAGAACGACATCGGACAACTGGCTAATCTGTTGGCAGAAGTTGGTGCTTCAACGACCACAAACACCACAGCAGGTGATGTTGTCACTAACAACACCACAACAATGGACATGACCACACTCAATAGGAACACGGAACAACTCATAGCCTTGAACGAAAAAGTGGCAAACCACTTAAATACGCTAGTAATGATAGGTTCAATGACAGAAAAAAATACCAAAGCAACAAATAATAGTCTTGCAAACATGGGTGGAAGTCTAGTATAATAAAGTATGGCTTGGAAAAAATATTTTAAAGACGCTAACCTCTCTCCCATATCAGGGGAGAAAGTGCCCAACTTCGCAAAAAGGAACTACAGTTCCTACTTGCCGGACGTGTACACAGGACACCCCAACAGGATACAGAGGTACTTCCAGTATGATCAGATGGATTCAGATTCTGAGATCAATGCGGCACTGGACATCCTGGCAGAATTCTCAACACAAAAGAACACAGAAAATGAAACTCCATTTGATCTAGTGTTCAAAGACGAGACCACAGAACACGAAGTGAAACTTCTAAAGAAGGCTTTGCAACAGTGGACAAAATCAAACAAGTTCAACAAGAGAATATTCCGAATTTTCAGGAATGCTTTGAAGTACGGTGACTGCTTCTTCGTCAGAGATCCGGAAACACTGAAATGGTTGTACATAGACAACGCAAAGGTGGACAGGATAGTTGTAAATGAATCTGAGGGTAAGAAACCTGAGCAGTACGTGATCAGAGACATAAATCCAAACCTACAGAGATTGAGTGCAACACAGATAACACCCAACCAGACTTATGGTGGTGGTGGAACCACAGGTGGCGGTACAGCGGCTTATGGTGCCAGTTATGCCAACGCAGGTGCCACAAACAACATGACAGGATTCACACAGGCACAGGGTGGAAGGTTCTACAAGACCATGAATGCTTACAACATCAATGCAGAACACGTGGTGCACATGAGCATGAGTGATGGACTAGACAACCTTTTCCCTTTTGGACAGTCTGTGCTAGAACAAATATTCAAAGTTTACAAGCAGAAAGAGTTATTAGAGGACGCAATCATCATCTACAGGGTACAGAGAGCACCTGAGAGAAGGGTGTTCTACATCGACGTGGGTAACATGCCTACACACTTGGCAATGCAGTTCGTTGAAAGAGTTAAAAACGAGATCAACCAAAGAAGGATACCAAGTGCATCGGGTGGAGCAAATTACATAGATGCCACTTACAACCCAATGTCAATAAACGAAGATTACTTCTTCCCACAGACGGCGGAAGGTAGAGGATCAAAAGTGGACACGCTACCAGGTGGTACAAACCTGGGTGAGATAGATGACTTGAGATTCTTCACAAATAAACTGTTCAGGGGTCTGAGGATACCAAGTTCATACTTGCCAACAGGTGCAGAAGACGGTGGACAACAGTACAATGACGGTAGGGTGGGTACTGCTTACATACAAGAATTGAGATTCAACAAATATTGTGCAAGATTACAATCGATGTTGGCAGAAACTTTTGACAGTGAGTTCAAACTTTACATAAAATCCAAAGGTTACAACATTGACAACAGCATGTTTGAAATTAAACTAAATCCACCACAAAACTTTGCACAGTACAGACAGACAGAAATGGACCAAAGCAGGGTAAACACATTCACACAGGTAGCAGAACTGCCTTACATGTCAAAAAGATTTGCATTGAAAAGATATCTCGGTCTAACTGAAGAGGAGATGGCAAGAAATGCGGAACTATGGGCAGAAGAAAACAACGTGCCACAGAAGAAACAGAGCAAATCGAACGAATTGAGGACCGGCGGGGTAACACAGTCAGGAATCTCAAGTGATCTCGATCAATTTGAAGAACCAACAGCAGATGCAGAAGCACCAGAACCAGGATCTCCACAACCAGGACAGCCGGGACAGACGCCAGGCGGACAAACTCCAGGTGGAACAGGCGGAACAGGTGGCGGAGGACAGGTCTAAGGATTAAATACGGTTATGAAACTGAATGAATTCTTCACATACGGCACAGACGGCTTTGAACAGGATAAAACCTACGAGCCAGAAAATGATATTTCAATTTTAGATTCAGAAGACACAAGAAAAACAAGGCTTACTTTAAAGCAAATCAACTCTATGAGGTTAGCATCTGAGGCCCATGATGCTCAACAAAAGGAAGAAGCAGTATTTGTCCAAAAAATGTACGGACAACCTGCACAAGACGATAACTTACAGTTATAATGTCATCCATAGCATTCGTATTAGGCAACGGTGAATCACGTAAGGGCATCGATATCAATGACCTGAAACAAAAAGGCAAAGTTTACGCCTGTAACGCCGTGTACAGAACACACCAGCCAGATTGGTTGGTGGCAGTCGATCCAAAGATGATGCATGAGATTGCTGAAACAGATTACGTGGTCAACAACAAAGTATACTCAAACTTCAACAATCAATATAATAAAGTGCAGAAATTATTGGACCATGTCACATGGTCAAAACCCAGCCTTGGTTGGTCAAGCGGGCCAACAGCCTTGAAATTAGCGTGTGACCACGGGTTTAAAGAGATCTATATTCTGGGTTTTGACTATCAGGGACACAAAGAGAAGAGCAAAAACCATAGATTCAAACTGAACAACATGTTCGGGGACACAAGGAACTACAAGAGAAGAAGCGAAGAAGCAACATTCTACGGAAATTGGATGAACCAAACAAAGAGATGTTTAGAGGACTACAAAGATGTTAAATTCCACCGAGTGATACCAGAAGGATGGTTCAAACCCAAGGACTTAGAATGGCGTGGCAACATAGATCATCCAACGCTAGAGCAATTTCTGACAAAATTCGAGTTACAAATAAAAAAATAGTAAAAATAAGCCTTTTCGCACCAATTATAGCACCGTTTTTGCCGCTTTACAGTAAATACAAACACTTATAAGTACAAATCGACCTAATTAAAAAAGGAGCACGTGTAAAATGTCAAATAATAAATTTGAGAGTTTATTAGAGTTACTGATAAACGAAGAAAACGATAAAGCAGAGGCTTTATTCCACGAAATCGTAGTTGAAAAATCAAGAGACATCTACGAAAATTTAGCAGACGAAGAAGTAACTGCTGAAGCAAAAGAAGAATCAAAAGAAGAAGTAAAAGAAACTGAAGCATCTGAAGATGAGAAAGTAGAAGAAACTACTGATGAAACTAAAGATGAAGCAAAAGTTGATGAAACTTCTGAGGAGTCTAAAGACGAGCAAGTTGATGAAGTTGTTGAGTTAGAAGACGAAGCAAAAGAATCAGAAACTACTGAAGAAGAATCAATAGAAGAAGTAGGCGGTGACGCAACTGACGAATTGGTTAAAGATATCTCAGCAGACGAAGAAGGCGCTAAAGAAATGGATATGGACATGGATGCAGACAAAGACATGGACAAAGACATGGATGGCGACAAAGGCGAAGAAGATATGGAAGACAGAGTAGTTGACTTAGAAGACGCTTTAGATGAATTAAAAGCAGAATTCGAAGCAATGATGGGCGACAAAAAAGACGGTGACGACGAAGAAAAAGACGAAACTGTTGCTCCAGAAGTTGCTCCAGAGTTAACTCCAGAAGTTGAAATGGAAGGCAAAGAAGACGCTAAAGAGGCTATGCACAAAGACAAGAAAAAAATGGATGAATACAAAATCCAGAAAAGTGCAGACAACGCCGACCATGCAGATCACAAATCATCTCCAATGAAGACAGGTGGCGCAAAAATGGGTGGAACTCCAGTGAAAACTGGCGGTGACGCTGAAGACAAAGGCAGACCGGCACCAACTGCTCAGAAGATGAGTGATTTCGAAAACACGCCAGGCAAGGACAAAGGTACTTCAATGAAAAAAGAAGTTAAACCTCAAACTGCTGACGGTTCAGAAAAATCTGCAAAATCTCCGATCACTGGCAAGTAATTGCTAGAGATTGTTGATTAACAAGGAGATTATCGGATGGCATCACTATACCTAAGAGAGAATCTAACATTTGATCAGGCCAGAGTGCAGATCTTAC